CTGCATTTGCTACATTAACATTAAGAGTAGAATCAAACAAATCTAATGTTACATCATCTGATGTTGATATAGCTGTTGTTGTTGTAATAGTATACTCTCCTGGTGCCCCTTCTACCGCACTAACTATAATATCAGTAACACCATTTACTGTTAGCACAAAGTTTGTTTCATCTAATCCTTCAACCGGAGTATCTAAATCAGCTGCAAGTAAAACACTAACTCTTAAATCAACATCAAGAGCTGCTGGTATTTGTAAAAATGTTATAATAGCACCATTAACTGCTGGTACTTCCTGAGGTGTGAATGTCAACTCATCAGCGTGAAAAATTGCATAATTTTCATCATATTGCAATCTGTCTAAAAATTGAAACATTAAAGCTTTAGATTCTGATGAACCTCCTTTAACTTTATTATTTCTCATTTCAGGTGTAACATGACCCACTGTGAATCCTTTATAATCACCAGCTGAGGTTTCTGCCATCATCCAGTTACCCATATCATCTCCTAATATGAAATCATATGATTTATATGAAAGTAATTTTGACAACTCACGATAAAATTCGTGACCTTCCTCGTAAGTAAATTTTAATTCTGGTAATCCTTGTAAATCTAACCTTTTCTCACCTGAAGAATTAGTTATGTAAGTATCTTCTGCGGAAACATCCTCAAAAGAACTAGCATCAATAATTGGAGTCATTGTACCCTTCTGTANGAGAGGCGTAATATAATCCAAATCATATATTGTTTCCTTAGGGATAATGAATCCCTTGGTAACAAGCTTAAGATGTGTTGGTTCACCAAATAAAGACAAACAACCTTTTTTACCAGTGTTTGCTTCTTGTGAGCCACCGCACGCCTTTTTATTTGCTATAGTCTGTAGTGACATAATTTATTATTTTTTAGTATCTAAGCGTTTTATCCACTTAGAATTGATTAAAATTTCAAAGCTCGTTTTACTGACACATGAAAATAGTGTGTCTTTAACGTACTTCTCTCCTCTTATGACAAAGTCTCTTAAAACTATGCCTTTGTATTTACCTTTCTTCATAATTAAGAATTTATAGGTTTTAAACATTTATCATTAATGGTGCAATTAAAATTCACCTTTAGAGCATCCCATATTGCTATGGTTTCATTTTCTTCACCTAAGTTAGCATCTCCACTATAATTAGGATATTTCCAAACATCGTATTCATCTGAAAGATTCATAATACTAGCAACTCTAAAAACATACTTTATGTTATCTAACAGTGGATATAGAAATACTTTATATACGTCTTCTATCCTTTGTAAGTTTAACATAGCTTGATTTGTCTCTACAGCTAATATTAACGTTATACTCTCTAATTCAACCTTTGTTCGTTTATGCTGCTCTGAATATGGATAGACCAACCATATTAAAGGATATGGAGCCTCAGCTTTCTTATTAACTAAAAAAGCATTTAACTCTCTTTGATCTCCACAACCAAAGACAGGAATATACCCATCGATAGCTGGTAAGTACGCAAATATCTCACGCAATCTATCCTCTACTACTATTGTATCTCTTAATACTCTCATTATATACCAAGTTGATTTGTTTTAGTCCATGACTTAGGTGTAAAATTAGCATATGTGTCTGGTGTTATAGTATTAATATCTTTAATATACTGATACATACTAATCTCAAAACCACCACTAAACCAATCAATTCCTAAACCAAATCTATTGCTAATTATATCAGGTACATTTTGTTCTCCCTGAGCTATCGCAACGAATCTATTCCAAGCACTAGTAACTGCTATTGTTGGTTTAGCATCAGAAGCATTCTTAGCTATAGGTCTATTGGAACCAATATTTGACCTCTTTATGAAATCATTTCTTTCATACCAATAAAAACAATAGTCAGCTAAAAAACTTCTATCGTAAACTCACCATTAGTAGCTTGTCTAATTCCTCTCCATACAACATTATTGCCGCTAGGGTCTGTATAACTTACACCATTTAGTAAGTCATCCCATTTTTGTGCTGTTGCTGGTAGTAAACCATCTGGAGAGGTATTATCTAATACTGCTACAAACTCTGAAAATAAAGCAAAGCCTAAACATTTAATCAGACATTCTCTAGTTCTCTCATTAATAAGACGAACTAAGTTAGCGTCAACTGACTTAATTGAATTCGTAATACCAGGCTTGGCATTAGGAAGATATATTTCGTCTATAAAATAAGTATTATCGATTATCATGATTATAGTCTTTTAACTTTACTATTTTTTCATTGTTTTTGGAACATGAACCTTAACTTCACTTATAATCTTGATCCACCCTTTAGCTTCAAGCGTTGTTGCTGTTGAAGCATGATAGATTTGTTCAGCACCTTTCTTATTGCCACCAAGATCCTTGATATATTCTACATTCCACATCCCTTTTTCAGGGGCTTTTAAATTTGGTTTTGCATCACTCATAATAAATTGTTTAATGTTAATAAATTGTTAACTATTATACGTCAACTGTAATTAAGCTACTTGCTATACTGCTGCTGTAATNGCGGCTTTAACTGTTGCTATGTCATCATATACAAAAGCTGCTTGGTCAAGATTCTTAACATACTGGTAATATCTTGATTCACCAACCATTGTAAATTTGTTAGTAATGAACTGGTCATTAATCCATCCAACTCTAATTGAGAATGGTACATAATTAACAATATTGTATTTGCTTAAATCAGCTACAAAAATACTACCTATAGGAATTTTAATCCAAGGTTTAATTATAACACCACCTATTCTAACTTCATTAAATAATCCAGCTTGTGGATATACAGGAAGTCCATTAGCATCTTTTGCTCCAACTAATTGGATAAAGAAATCAATAGGATTAACTAAAACAATACTTGGCTGATAATGTGCTTCGTCCACGAAACCTTGTGTACGATATATATCAGTTATAATTGCGTTAACCACATCCATAAAGTTTGAAGACCCTAACGCAAATGCATCAACCATTCCAGTTGATACAAAGGCTCTACCATAAACAGTAGCTCCTGTTGGGTTATTTCCTAGACCGTCTCCAAAAAATACACCATTAACTTTAAACAAATCATGTTGCTTTTTTAAATACGTTTTTGCTACTGACATTAACCTTTTATAATCAGTTACTGATTCTTCAGTTAATATTTCATAAGCGGCAGCTTTAACTGGGGTCACATAACGATTCTCCCATTTAAAGTCAATTTGTGGTTTTACTCCACCTTCTGCTACAAACTCGTACCCGCCTTCTTTAGGTATCATTTCTGTATAAGAATATGATGGTGAGTTTGTGCTTGTTGTTGTAAATAACGATAACAAGTTGTTATCATTTCTTAAGTTAAAATTTCCTAGTTGTGTACTCACATCTAAAGGCGGTGTGTCAATATCTACTCCGCTTCCGGTTGTGATATCTGCTACCAATTTAGGTATGAATTCAATTACACCTGCTCGGTTGTTCTTAATATCTTCAAGTTTTGACTTGTTTTCTTTTAAGAAATCATCGAACTGGCCTAGAAAACCCTTAATAGATCTTGTTTTTTGCTCTTCAATAAAATCCTCCAACGCTTGACCTTGGTCCTTAATAGCACCATGTAGTTTAAGAATTTCATCTTTAGAAGCATTCTTAGCTTGAGCATCACTCAGTTCCTTTTGCAAGGCTGTGAATTTTGCGTCTAAAGCTTTTTGCATTTCTTCTGGGTCCATTTTTTAAATGATTTTTTATTAATAATTAATTTTAATGTGTCATAAAGTGCTTGCGCGGCTTCATTTATTTAATATAAGTGTTTGCACGGCTTATACTATTTTATTCCTAACCAAGATTTAATAGCTTCCGCTTTCATTTCTGGTATAGTTTTTTCGTCTTTAATTGCTTGTGTTGGTGTAAAAGGATTTGAACCTCTTGGAACTGCTGAACCTTCTATTACTTTCGCTTCAGTTACAGCATAAAAATAACCTTGATCTATAGCATCTTGCTTATTAGCTATAATATCAATATATTGTTTCCAATTGTCATGATAAATGCCTTCACTATCATCGTTAATAGCTAAAGCTAATTTAACGTATCTCATTCCAACACTATGATTTTTTACATAACCATTTTTATATTGATTATGCATGTACGCGTTTCTTGTTTCCTTAACAGTTGAGTCAAACACTAATGCCTGAGTTTCACCTTCCATATCATAACCTAACTCCTTCCAAGTGTAGTTCTTAACAGAAGCTTTTAAGTCATCACCGTCTGAAATTATTTTATCAAAATCACTTGACTTATGTTCTTGAACATGCATAATTCCAGGATTGTCTTTTATTGACTTATTCCATAAACCATTTATATGAACATCATCATGAGAATCCATAACATTAGTTGTATTTATAATAGCTTTAACTTTTAAATCTTCACTACCACTTGTACCTCCTGGTGATTTTAATGTTTTTGCAACACTTTTTAAAATAGTAGGCGCGAGATTCATACCATCAGCTAATTTGAACCCAGCTTTTTTCTGAGATATTAGTGTTTTTTCGTTCTCAATAAGGAACTTAAATAGCTCTGCCTTTTCTGCAAATTTAGGTATGATTAGCATGATATTACTTTTTAATTAATTTTCTATCTTCTACTAACTTGTTTTTTTTATCAAGTTTGTCCTTCATCTCCTTATTCTTCGGAGCTGGTATCTTCTGTGCTGCTTGTATTTTCTGTTCCATTGTTTCCATTGGTTATAGGCGTTACATATTCTCTTAATTGAATATTTGAATCTAGTCCACATAAATCTAAAACTTCATTATCTGGTAAACCTGCTGCTCTTAATGCTGTTATAGCTTTACCTAATTGTTCTTTTACTTTATACCTTTCAATTAATATGAACTGCATTACAGATAAATGTTCATATGAACCTTTTAATACCAAGCCCTCTTCTTCAATTAATTTTTGGAATACTGCACAAAAAGCATCTAAACTAGTCTGCATTTCATTCTGTATATAAGAAACCATGGACTCTTTGAAGTTGTTGTATGTTGTTTTCTTAGCCTCCAGCGACAATATATCCTTAGGTATATGCAGTGCAGTATAAATAAGGTTTCCATCAACCTTAACACTTTCATCAAGTCCTAGATCTCTTAACGCAATGTGTAGCGATTTCCAAGATAATTTAGCCTGTGTTATTAATCCTCTTTTTCTATTACCACCGAGTCCATAACCTGAATTAAATAGATTCTCTACATCTTCTTTTTCTTGNGGTGANAAATGAAAACCATCTTTTTCACCAGTTATTAACTCTTTACCGTTGGTTTTTAGAATAATATTTTTTGCTAATAAACTGTCGTTTGTATTTATCAGCGTTTGTCTTAAACCATCAAGTCTACTACTAGTCTCAAATGGATTCTTTTTAAGTATATTAGGTAAATCATATAAAAATAGTAAATCTCCTATTTTTATCGTTATATTTTCATCATCAATATCATATACAATTTGTTTTGCTTTTATTTTTGAATCAACAGCTCTGTTACCTTTCGGCCAAATAAAACCTTCTGGCCAGTCTATTAAATCGCTATCTAGTAAATAAATAGCTTCTATGTTTTTTAAAGATATATGTCTCTTAACATAAACAACTGCTTTACCTTGTGCTACTTGAAAAAAATGTGTGCTTTCTAAAAAATCAGATTTAGTCTGATAAAAATTCGGGTCCTTAAGTATCATGAGAATCGGATGATC